GAAGCCCGAAGACGATCTCGTCGGGATGGGTGGCCGCCGCGTAGCCCATCTCACGGAACAGCGGCGCGTAGACGTCAAGCGTGTCGTCTTCAAAAGCCGTGCGGGGAATCTTGACGGACGCCTCGTACTTCTTGTTCGTGACCGAATAGCCGAATTCCTTCATGCTTTTGTAGGCACGCTGTCCGGTCCATTCGGCGAGCTTCGGGAACTGCCCGAGCCAGCCGTAGGTAGTGGAGGCAGCCGTGGAGGCTACAAGGGTGGCGAGCATCGCCCACTGGGAAGGGGCCGCCGCCTTGGCTTTTTCAAAGACGTCGCTGTAGCCCACCCGAAGCGAGTTGAGCAGTGCATTAGTGGCAACGGGCATCAGTTCTTCTCCTTCGCCTTCGCGGCGATAAAGTCTTCTTCGGAAATACCGGCGACCTTCGCGGCGTACCGATCTTCATCCGTCAGAGCGGCGGTGCGCGGCGTACCATCGGGAGGCGTGCCGCCGGTCTGCGTACCTTTCAGGGCGGCAATGGGCGTGGTGGAAGACGCGATATAGCTTTTGACGGCGTCCGGGTGGGTCTTCGCGGTGGCCTTCGCCCACGCTTCACAGGACTTCGGCAAGCGTCCGTCGGCAACTGCGGCGTCGATCTCGGCGGTGAGCCCGGCGAGGACGCCGTTGTCTTCCAGTTCCTTGACCCTTGCGGACAGCGCCGCGTTTTTCTCCTGCACGGCGGTGAGCATGGCGGCGGGAACGTACTTGGTGGGGTCCGGATCGGCGGCCTTCAATGCCGCGATCTCGGTATCCTTTTCGGACAGGGCCACGGCAAGCGCCTTGCCGTCCGGGAGCTTTTGAAGCTCCGTCAGCATGGCGTCTTCCGTCGCGTCGGCGGCAAGGCCGAGCAGTCTGCACAACTTGTCGGCAAGCTCTTTCTTCATAGGAAGATCGTCCTCTGCCCGCGCGGCGACGGCGGCCATGCCGTCAAGGGCGGGATAGTTTGTCAGGGCCGCGCTTTTCAGTTCAAGCACGGCCCCGGTTTCAGGATCAAAAGTGAAAACGGGCGAAATGTAACGATACTCGTCAGCTTGGATGAACGCGCGGGCGGCGTCCGTCCACTTGACCGTGGCATACAGACCGTCCGGTTCCATCTCCAAAGACTCGATCCAGCCCGCCGCCGGGGCGGGCTTGCCGTTTTCGGCGGCGTTCATGGTCTGGTGCTCGTAGTCCACCACAAGCGGCGTCTCGCGCGCCTGCCAACGGGCAACTACGGCGGCGGCAATAGTGGGGGGGATGATCCACGCCTTGACATTGACGCCCTTGAGCGTACCGGGCCTTCCGTCGCGGGCGGAAAATTCGCCCACCGGGAAAAGCTGGATGCGTCCGGGCGCGGGGCCGCCCGCATCGGTCAAAACGCGGGCGGCGATGGAGGAGGTGTATGCGGTGCTCATGGCGTCAGAATAGCAGGGCTGTGGAACCGTGCCAGTTGACGCATGTCAGCGGGTGGAAAGGCGGGGGAACGGGTACGGACGGGAAAAGCGGGGGAGGAAAAAGAAGCGACGCGCCGATAAAGGCCGTTAGACCCCCGTTAGAAAATGCGTAAAGCAAAAAGACGGGCCGTCATTCATCTTGAGATAAAAACGGCCCTGAAAACGGCTTTTACGGCTTGAGGGCTTTTTGCAGG